GTCCAATTCGGGAAAATTTGAGACTTCGTTTACGCTTCACAGAAGCGATAAAAGAAGCACAGGAAATATGCGAAGATAACCTAGAGTCCCAAGAATGTCACTGGGCCTGGTACGAGGTGGATGAATTGGAGGACTCTCTCATGCGTCTATGATTACCGTAGGTGGTTCATCATCGTACCCATAGAACTTGATAGAAACGCCATAGAGTTCATTGAGTCTAGGGTGTAGGTCCTCATTGATGAACCATTTCCATTCACGTAAATCTGTAGAAAAGTATTCACACTTGTCCTCTCCAAAGCCACGTTTGAGAAGGAAGTCCTCGTAGCGCACCTCTTTCATGAGAGAGAAGACTCCCTCGGGGACGGGGACTGTACCCTTTTTCACTGCGTCGAATATGTCTATGATGTAGTACCCACGTGCGTCGCAGATGATATTCACTTGCATGTCCGGGAACCCCTTGATAAATGATTCAAAGTCGGCGTTGCTTGGGAGAGTTGTGAAAATTGTCGGACCAACTTCATCAGGAATCACCTGTAGGAGTGAGGGATGTGTGTGATACGCTACGGGTGCATCAGACCACTCCTCCTCGAGAACGCTCGAGTCTATCCGAGCCCTCTCTTTGGAAGTCGCGTAGGTGAGACCCTTGTAATTCATACATCTATCGTATTTGACTTTACCCCCATATTCCCACCTATTCTTCGACGACATTTTGCTCACAGATTTCAAATCTCTAACCACGATTTTTGTAATGTGTAACCTGTGAGCGGTCATCCTACATTCATAATGACATTTTTATCTAACAAAGTAATCTCACCCAGTTCGTCCCATGTGTAGTACTTTATGGATATACCAAACTTCTTTCGCATGATGGGGTCCATGTAGTTGTTCACGGCTCGCTTCCATTGGGTAGGTGTGGTTTGAATGTATACAAGGTTACTCCAATTTACGGATACACGTCGAAATTCTCTGGAAGTCATGAAACGATTAAATTCTGCGACAACTTCATCTGGGTTGGGTTTATTCATATTCGTTTCAATAAGATCAATGATATAGTACCCTTGGTTTTCGAGTATAATATTTGCTTGTATTGAGGGGTAGTAGCTTATATACGTCCTGAAATCAGTACCACTTGGATAGGTAAAAAGTGCCCTGTTTTGTTCGGGAACTGGGTGTGTATGATACACGATATACTGAGTCATATCTTCTTGTGTGGGGGTTACAGAAGCCAGTTGTTGGTTTGTACTCACTGTCGGTGTACCGAATCTAACATAGTTGCGTGTATTCGAAAGTGTGAACGGTATCGAACCTCCGTACTCTACTCGCTGTTCCCAGGTTTTCTTATACACATTCTGAAGTTCTTTGATTGTTTTGCGACTCAATCTCACCGAAAGGTAACGATCATTCCCACTCGTCACTGTACCCACATTAAACGTATTCCTGGGTATGTTTACACGCCTAAATTTTTTGGATAGACGATTGAGTGCAGCATTAATTTGAGTCATCTTCCTTCGTCTCTCCACTTCACGACGTCTGTTAAGATTCTGCCTACGCGCAGTATCAACCCTGCGTTTCTCAGTCGTTTGTGTGGAAGTCTTCCGGATCGAGACCATCTTACTTTAGATAAAGATTTAAATAGTTGTGTACCTAATGAACATCGAGGCATTCGCTCGAGAGATATATTCTCAACTGGGTCCTGGATACAGTGAGAGAGTATATCACAATGCGATGGAGGTTTTACTAAGGGAGAAAGGGGTTCAATATGAATCTGAGAGGATCATCCCCATCCCATTCAAGGGGCATGTGATTGGTAACTTAAGGGCGGATATCATTATTAACAATGAAACGGTTCTAGAATTTAAAACTATTCGAACTCTGAATGACGCGGCGGAGTTGCAGGCTCATAACTATCTTCATCTGACAGGTCTGAAGACGGCGTATCTGGTGAATTACCCACCTCACCCGGATCGGGAGGTGGAGGTGAGACGGATTCAAGTAGTACCATTAGAGGGAGAATCCGAGCCAAGTTGTGATAGAACCTCTGAGATTCCGTATAGTGTGTCTGCGGATCTATCACAGCCGCTTGAAGAATTTCTTGAGCCCTTTGGAGTAGAGTCCGAGCTTCTTCTAGACAGTGGTGTACCGCTGGGTCGGCTTGATTAATTGTTTCCAAGTGTGGGAGCACATGTGCTTCGAGTTCATAAAGGGCGAGGAGGGCTGGTTCGTCGTTCATTTGTAATAGTTGTATTTCTGTCTATACTTAGGATCAATTTTAACATAGATGGGACTCCCACCACTTGGGGGTTTTCGACAAAAGTTTTTACAGTTACAGCAATCTCTCGGATTTGTGAGTTGTCTTTTGTTGGCATAACATTTCATGGGAAGGTAAATATCCTTCTTGAGAATTCGAATGATACGGTCAATCAAAATCATAATAACTTTTCTCTCACCCAATCTCTATCCTTCTTAAAAATTTTAGACAACTTAGGGTCTTTGTTTTTAAAAAGTATCATGAGAACGTTGAGGCGTCTAAAGAGGCCGAGGGGTGGTTCACCCGCCCTGACCACACGCATGAGTGCGCGGTGCCTCGCGAGTTCAGACTTTTTCTTGACATCTTCATAGCCATGGGCGCCGAGGATGCCCGAGTTGCTGAGGGGGATACGCACGACCATTTGTTGTAGACTAAGTTTATTTTTTACCCTCACAGATGAGACATACCCTCTGTCTACTGAAACAACCGGTACATAAAAAGTGTTCACATTTGCGAAACTTGACACACTCACTACGTACATGACAGTTTGGGCAGGGGGAAGTTTTGAATTGGAGTGTTTCATTCTTGAATCTCCAGAAGCATGAAGTACAGACCTTTAGACCGGGTCTCATCATTTTACCACAGACAGCAAAATTTGGGCACGTCATCTACTTAGACTGTCGGAATAAATTCCCATTGGAGATCGCAACAAATCTTTTTCCAGATTACATCTTGTTGATACAACTTTTCTTTCGACTTGAGAAGTGGAAAGTATTGAAGGTATTCATCTTCACCCAAGAGTTCACAAAATTTGTATAGCACATAAGAGTAACTCAAAAAGTTTTTCCTTTCTGTTGGGCAATTATCATCGAAAGGTTTCTGGATATCCTTGAACATGATTCGAAGGTACTCTTCCAACTCTTGGGGCATACTCGGAGGTTTGATACCGTTTAGAATATTTGTAATGTAAGGTACATGTTCATAGTATTTATTGAGTCTCAATTTTTTCAAAAGTCCCCTAATCTTCGCATGTGTGATATCCTCGAGGTTTTTGATTTTCATCTTTTTGAGTTCTGATCGGAGTTGTTCAATAACTTCATTGGGAATATTTGTCATCTCTTGTGCTTGGAATTGTGAAAGCCATTCATTGAAATGGTTTTCTCTCTTATAAGAATAGTTTACAACTTTTTCGGATGTTTCTTGTTCCTCTCGGTAGGTCAACTCTTCACTGATAAGTGCGGCAACTATAGCCCCACACCCATCACATACAAGATCACTCGTGTCGTGGAAATGTATGATGTTACTATTTGGACAGGTCTTACACACGTCCATTGTGCGTTGTTGTGGTTTGGCTATGTTTTTCTTTTCAACCTCTATCAGGTAATCGGTGAATATATCTTTTCGTTTGAGACCCACAGTCTCTTTTACATTGAAGACGTTATCAGTGTTACTATTTTCTCCTCCGTCTTCTACATGTTGATCCAAATAAGGCATACATTTCATGATATACTCAGCCATTTCAGACTCATATTTACCCCTGTTCATGGGTTCTTTCTTTATGAGTTCATTCCACTCCCCTATTCGATTGTTATATCTACTTAAAAAATTACCTTCCATCCTTATAAAGAGATGATTACCAAACTTTTAAGTAGTATTTTCTTTTTCTATAAATATATAGTTACACCCAGAGATTATACGATCATCTCCGAAGAACTTGAATATGTGATAGATCATGACTTGGACTATATGATTGAAGATGATTTTTGGGTGAAAGAGAGTAAAGATTGGGAAGATGGGATTCTTGATGGATACTACACGAATGTTACAGGTATGAAATTTCGTAAAACGATAGTTCCACAAAATGTCAAGTACACAATCCTCCGGGTAAAGTATTACTTCAATGGTAAGAAGTACACGAGTATCTCGAATGATATCAATTTCAAACCTGGTCAGGGTGAAGATAATGCAATGCACTTTAGTATCCCTTTGAGTAGTGCCTGGATCGTTGATCACGATGATAAACCGATGCGAGACATTACTGAAAAGGTGAAACGATACTCTGGACCTCGAAATGATTTCCATGGCCAAAAGGTTCCACTCGAACATTTTCTATTTTACGACAGGGGGGTACTCAAGGAGAGATTTCCAAAGATCATCCTTTCCAATACCCTAGGTATGAAGAAGACCCTCTCAACCCTTGATGACTTTACAACTAATCTTCAGATACCTTAGTCGCCAGGTAGAATTTAAGTTCACCCAAATTGGCAACATTATACTTCAAAATCAAGAATCTATTCCCCGTTTCCTGTATAATTTGCACAGACGCACACATACTCGTCGCCTTTGTAAAGATATTCAGATATTTTAGACTATAGAGACCGGATATTTCCTGACTTTCGTCGGGAGTTTCTATAGAAGTTTCCTGGTTAGCAAAGTCTCCTTGACAACTGAAATTGATTTGTTTTCCAGACCGTTTAATTTCGATATCCGTTCCAATATTAGACATATCACGACAGAGACGCTGAAAGTCTGTAGATGGGAGAGTCGTCACTGTAGACATCTCAATCTCAGGAACTTCAATTCGACTTTCATTGATGTCCAGAAGTTTGAGTTGAAATTTTGTACTCGTCTTCTTAGATTCACTGGTGATTTCAATGTTCATATACTCCTTCGTTATGATTTCGATGGAGAGTACATCGTTATTTGTGATTGTCTTGAGAAGTTTAAAAGTATTTGAAATGTTAATACCAGCGATAATCTCTTCGTGTTCACAATGATACTCTTCGAAATTTTCCGATGAAAGGAACATATCTACAAGGGATGTACGCGCTGTATCCAATGTAACAATATACATTCCATCTGGTTTGAAATAGATATTCACATCATTTAGGATATCTTTGAGAACTTCAAAGGTTGACTTAAAAGCAGACGCTTGAATCGTCACAAGTTTCATATCTACTCGTATTAGTGCGTTACATCTTTAAATCTGTATCTGTATACGCCACACCCTTAGAGACATCGCGATTAATTTTTTCTTCAAGCTCTTTCGTCATGGCGGGCTGAAGAGACTGACCGTAGTCATCGAGGCGAAACATACTGGAATTTGCATCGTTTCCATCAAGGCTCGACATCGAGCCACCAAAACCACCAATCACACCATGTTCAACCTCCTTTTTGGGTAGAAGGGAGTCAAGCCAGTTTTTTATTTCGTTACCGACAAGAATCTTACCATTCTTAGTAAGCATCGTCGGTACACGATTGATCTTGTTTCTATAATTGGCGGGAACACCTTGGGTGTTGATGTTATGATAATGTACAAGCTGTTTGAGTTGTTGGTGTTTGTTGATATACTCAATCACATCCATAGAATGTTTACACCGAGGGCTGTATATCAGCAGAGACATCTAATATCTATTGGGTATTTTGTAAAAAAAAATTAACGCATAGTAGTAAAGATGAACTATTTACTTGTATTTGTTCTGGTCCTGGTAGTTCTCATTCTGACGACCAATCACGAGAAGTTTACTGAGACTTTTGGTCTCTCAGGCTATACCAAGCCCAGGGACTCTGTGAAACTTGATGACCCCAGTCCAGATCTCACAGGGTACACCAAGGTGGAAGCTAAGGTTGACAATGACATGATGGAAGAATTTGTTCTCATGGCAAACAAGGAAATTTCCAAGCGCACTGGACTGTGCACCTACATCATCGAGACCACGTCGATCAGGCACTACAAGGGTGACGAGAAGGAAATTTATGAATGTATGTTCATGACGATGAAGAAGGGTGGATTTTCGTATGGGTTCTCTGTCGTGGCTTCGTATGAGGTTGAAAATGGAAAGGTTCGTCTGATTTCCCTTAGGACGCAACCCCTCGGTGTTCAGGCTCCCCAGAATATCACACCTTTCACAGAAGGTTCTGAGGGTAAGGAATTCCTCAATTATGAATTGGTCAAGGAGGGTGCTATGCCCAGTATCACTGAGTTGGATTCGGTGAAAAATAAATTGCAGTAATTGTAATGTTGAGCATCGATGATGTTGTCAAGATAGATGACAAGCGTAAGCAGATCCGAAAAGAAATTTACAGGAAAATATATGATCAATTTTCTACCAAGATAAAACAATCTGTGGAACTTGGACATAAACAACTTTTCATGACAGTACCAACATTTATCATTGGATACCCAACCTTTGATCGTTCAGCTGCGGCGAGATATGTTGCGAGACAGTTTGCGCTGGGTGGATTTACTGTACAACTCATCAGCGACCATGACATCTATGTTACATGGATAAAACCAAAAAAGAAGAAAGAAAAAGTTGAACGAGAAGAAGAAGGGGATTTTCCCAATCTCATGAATCTCAAGAAGATTGCAAACAAATACAGGGGAAGTGCGTAGGAAGTTGTAATTTTAAAACCGTCTTTAATGATAAATGGACAATTTGAGTATTATGGTAGAGGCTAAGAAGGAATATCTTGGTCAACTTTGTCTCATCATGTGTCCAGCTATGATTGAAGTGTTTGAGGAAATGTACAACGAATCGGTGAAGACTTCCAAGGGGAAACAGGTTTTAATTATGTTTCAGAAAATTCTTAAAGAGGTTCCCAATTGGTCGAATGCTATGTCTAAGAGGCACAGTGACAATATTACCGATCGGTGTGCGTGGTTCAGTGATCTGTTGGCTGCCGTCTTCGTCGCATGTACAAAGATCCTTTCATCGGTTCGTCTCAAGGCGGATAACAAAAAGATTTCTCTGAAGTTGCCAACGGAAGAAGTTTTCATTCAAACATGTTACAACAATATCGCGAAGGATCTTTATAAAGATCCTTACATTTTCCACGAAGAGCAGAGTGAATACATGCGCGACGAAAAACTCACAGTGCGTTTTTGCACCTGTATCGAAAGCACTGTAAAAGAGTTGATTCCAGTGCAACAGATTCTTCAGACATACATGTCTCAGGAAAGTCGGGACATTTCTCTTGATGGTGAAATTCAGGATGGTATCGACCCCGATGTACTTGACGAGCCCATGGGTGAGCCTGAGCCTGAGCCTGAGCCCATAGGTGAACCTGAACACGAACCCATGGGTGAATCGGAGCTTGAACCCGAGCCCATGGGTGGTCCCGATCCTCAACCTACAGGTCTCGAAAATGAGTTTAAGACAGTTCCAGGTGTTCAAGCCCCCGAACCGGAACCTGTCATGGAAGAAGTTGAACAGCAGCCTCAGGAAGAAGATGATGTACTTTTTGGTGATGCACCAGAGCAGCGTACAAAAAATCCCAGGTATAATTAAATGGAGATCTCCGATTATTTACGCGACCCGATGAGTGCCGCTCTCATTGCTGGTGGTATCACTGCGGGGTACATTCATCTCAAAGCGTACCTGAACAATGAGGGTAAACTCGAATTAAACAAGTACACCAAGCCTGCGGCTCTTAATGCGATTTTGGTGTTCTTCATCGTCTCTGGTGGGATTGGTCAACGAGAGAGTATTTCCACCGAACCTTTCTAAACTTAAAGATTAAACCAATAGAATAAGAAAATGGCGTCTGTCACTGCTTTCAATGATATGATGGGTCAATTTCTTGTGGAATTGCACAAGACTTTTCCAGAGGAAAAAGGCATTAAGAAGATGATGACTTCGTTTGACGTCTTGAAGTCTACAAACCCGCGTCTCGTCGTGGACGCTTTCATGAAGGGTGTGACTCCTTACGCGGAGAAGATTTCGGCGAAGGATGAGTCCTTTCTACTCAAGGAGATTGATACGATTGATTTCCTGAAGGATCTCAACATCAAGTCGTATTGGGAGCGCATGTCTGTCAATACCAAGGGTGCAACTTGGCAGTATCTCCAGACTCTGTACATGCTCGGCACTACGATCACCTCCATTCCCGATGACACACTCAAGATGATCGAGGGTATCGCTAAGGAGTGTGCTGACAAGATGGAAAATGATGGTGGTGAACTTGATCAGGATGCACTCATGAAGATGATGGGTAGCATGCTAGGTGGTCTACCCAAAAAATAAACCTGTACATATACTAAATGAAGGCCTGGTTTGATGATCCCCAGCAGCTTACCCGAGCCGACCAGATAAATCAATTCTGGCCGACTTCGGAGCAGACCCCAGAAGATCGTGTGAATGCTGCTTCTCGGTTCATCATCTATGTCAGTTGCATTCTTTATCTGATCCGTAGAGATCTTCGTGTTTTTGTACTGGGTGCCACTGTGATTGCCATGATTTACGTGTTGTACAAGTCTAAACTCGTGAAAGAGACGTATGGATCGGGTGTGAAGGGTGCCAGTTGCCAAAAACCCACAGAAGATAACCCCATGGGTAATGTCCTCATGACCGATTATACTGATGCTCCTAATCGTCTGGAAGCGTGTTACTATGCCACAGTAAAACCACACATCCAGAATTACACGACTGGTAGTATCCCCTATGATTCCGGGCGTTCCCGAACGGCTCTGCCCAAATATTTGAGAAACGCTGCCGATAGGCAATTTGTGACCACATCAGTTTCTAAAATTCCAGGAGACCAAACTGCTTTCGCTGAATGGCTTTATGGTCCCAAGAATGGTCCGATGTGTAAGAGTGATGGTAGGTTCTGTAATCCCAATGCTCGCGGTGTTCAGCTCGAGGCGTTCGAGGGTCTTGATGCGAGTGGTGATAAACGATCTGGTATGTTCGGTAGATAATATTCTCATGTAATAATAAATGGCGTATCAGCTTCAACCTGGTCTTTCCATAGTCCAAAACAAGGGTGCGATTCCCCCCGTCAAGGCGACTGATGAAGTTTTCGTGTACCCCCAGCCCAGTACCCTCAACTGTGGTGGTTGCCGCCCCAACACTATGTTATACGGTACAGCCCCATACATGGCTGGTAAGGGTTCCCCAGCTCAGTACATCAACACGAGTGATGAACTTCGTCCCCAATCGACTACCCGTTTCAATAAGCACATCGTCCAAACGTACGAGCGTAATCTATTCCCCCTGTCCAACATGGAGTGTAAGGTTCCCCTTCGCACACTTAAATATGAACCCATGAGTACCCGAGCCGAACTCCAGAATGGTCTTTTTCAGCAGAGATATGTTAATAAAAATGTAGGTAAGAAGTAAGAATGGCTGATCCTATTTCACTTATGGCTGTAGCCGGTCTCGTATACGCTGGACGCAACTTAAGTGCCAAGTCAGTTCCACCTAAGATTGAAAATGATGTACCCGTTATAAAGACTCCCCCCATTGTGGAAGCAAACAACTTTGAACCAATTGTTGAAGTTTCTAACAAACGAGAGATGGATACTTTCGCGGACATTTCTAAGCAGCAGCGGAGTGGTGGTCAAGAAGTCTTGAACATGCGAAACCGTATGTACGATAATGGTCGAATGAATAATCTTTCTCCAGTTGAGAAACACCTGGTTGGGCCGGGTTTAGGTGTAGGTGCACATGTTCCTGCATCCGGTGGTCACCAACAGTTATTTAGGGTTAATCCTGTGAATGTCGGCGAATACAGGCTGACAACTCTCCCAGGTCGAACTGGTCCAGCGGCGGACATTACTGGTGGTCGTTCGGCTGTTGTTGGTGAACTTACTCACAATAAACCCGAAACAACTGCTCATCTCCCTTCGAGACGACCCACCATGGCAGGTCGTGCACAGGGTATGTCTGGTGTCGTTCCCCGTAACGAGCATGAGAAGACGAAGCGTACCACGAACCGCTCGGAGACTGGTCTTCGTCAGGATGGTTTAGGTTTCAATGGTGCGAAGCGTTTTGTTTCAGCCCAGACAATGTCCCAAGATCCCACTCGATTCAAGAGTGATCGCAACGATTTGCAGTATGAGTATTACAACCGCCCAGCTCCTGGTATCAACAGTCACCATGGTGCTTACACGAATAGTGCTGCCGCTCAGGTTACAGCTAAGACGAATGAGGAGCTCATGAAGTATGGTTTCCGCCCTGAAGATCGCCGCGGTAAGCCCAACCGTATGGGTAATGCTGGTCGTATGAATGTTCGCGAGTCTGCTCTTAAGCAGGGTGGTGCCCTTACCGCGGTTCGCTCGGATACGACGCGTATTGACGGCCGCGTAAACGCCGCCAATGGTGGGTGGACACAGCAATACAAGCAAAAACCATACCATCAGTTCAATGCGTACAAGGGTAATGAGAACCCAAATTCGAGAACTCTCGATATCGCCAAAAGGCAGCTTCAGAACAACCCTTTGGCACACTCATTGTCTCATTAATTTCAACATATCATAGACAAAAACATTCATTAAAATATTATCCCTATATTTTAATGAAGGTACACAACCTCTCTATCGATAGTAATCAGCGCGATAGTACACTGTATCCAAATGCGAATAACTACGTCATTAATTTAGAGAATCCCATTTACGACGTCGAAGAAATTAGACTCGTATCTGCCCACATCCCCACACCTCAACTTTTAATCTGTGATACAAATCGTAGTTTTAATATTGACAACATCACAATAACACTTGATACAGGGAATTACACGATTACACAATTGAGAAATGCACTTAATGATAAACTCAGTGTAACATCGTTATCTGATCTGAATGTCACTTCGGATTCGTCAAATCAAACGTTGACTTTTACTAAAACACCATCAAATGGTACGAGTAATGTATTTAAGTTTGACACGGGTCTAAATGGGTACAGTGATACAGGTTCATCTTTCACGACTCCTCATCAAGTACTTGGTTTTGGTTCTCATGATTACACGTTTACCGATACCATAACTTCTGGTTTTGTTAACACAGGAGGGGTGAAATCTCTTGTTTTGAAATTGACTTCTGGTTCAGACGAATTTAACCAGTCTGTGTATTTGGGGGTACCGAAAGACAGTCTTCAAAAGGGTACACCACACTTTACCGGTCATATTCTTCTCAATGGGGAGACGTCTCTCATCTATAACGGTTCAGATGACCCATTGGTTCATAGATTTCATTCGGGTTCACAAAAAAGTATCAGAGACTTGAAGATTGAATTTTTTTACATGAGTCATGGACGTTTAATTCCATACGATTTCAGGAATCAGGAGCATATTATCAAATTAGAAGTAACGTGTTCCACTGACAAATTGGAAAATCTAAAAGTGGACCAACCTGAAGAGGCTGAAGAGGCTAAGCCATATATAAGCATCCCTGAAATTTCGGATGTTTATGAATGGAAAAATGAGTATACGTATATTCTTGCTATACTACTCTTCGGGTTAGTTCTAATGATGCTCATGAAGGGTAAACCCAAACCGATTAGCGGGTAATCGCGAAGACGGGCTGAGCGGGCTTGGACACGCGAGTGGACACGCGAGACACGATCATGTAGACGGCGATCGAGAGGAGGGTGGTGAGGATCGCGGTGAGGGTGTACTGGGTACCACCATTCTTAGGTACCTTGATGACCTGGCTGATGACCCAGCGGACGAGATCCATCCAGGACATAGCAGCGGCGAAGGAGAAACCCGCGACGATCGCGTTGAGCGACTGGGTCTCGAGCTCCTGGGTCACCAGGTTGACGGTTTTGACGGCTTGTGTGCGAGCAGACTCCATTGTGTATGTTATACAGTATCCTGAGAAAATTATTCAAATGATAGTTTTTCATTTTTGACATGTTTTTTAAACTTCTTCGCTTTGATTGTTTTTGTTTTTGAGAAGAGTTGTTCATCATCAGAAGAATCTTCGCTAGAGCTGTTCTCAGATTCATACTTCTTAAACTTATCTTCTGAGAATGACCATGCTTCAGGCTCCGAGGTGCTCATTACTATTAATAGCATTTTTTAACATCTGTTCTGTCGGATTTTGGGGAACCCAGGATTCCCATCGATCATACGCCTGGTTAATGAGAATAAAGCGTTCATCGCTACCTGTATATCTCTCGAATGGTGGACAGTCCTCGTCGTCAACCTCTTCAATGTCATCTTCATCTGAATCTTCTTCATTGTACAGATCCGGAAAAAGTGTTCCAATGTCCTGCCCAACTGTGTACATCGCACAATACTTAATCGCATATTCCAAGTCTTCTGGGAGTACTATGTCTCTTCCACAAGCTTTAGAATAGTCGGATGCAAAGAGCATACCCTTTTCCATCACGGGTAGAAGAATATCAATCATACTTTTGACATACTCTTCTGCCATCTGGGACTCTCCGAATCCTGTTTGCATGTTCATTTAATATTGGGGATGAGTAAAATTTTGCTAAATAAAACGAGACACTAAAGTAGAATGAATCTTCAGTTGAGGAAATTCAAACCTGAGACGATCAGTGACGATCGTGTGTGTGTGTTTATTGGTAAGCGTAATACAGGTAAATCAACCCTTGTGAAAGATATTATGTTCCATAAGAGACATCTCCCAGCCGGAATTGTCTTGTCTGGTACAGAAGAGGGAAACCACTTTTACTCTGATTTCATCCCCGACCTATTCATTTATGGTGATTACGATAGAGACGCCATTGAACGAGTCATGGCAAGGCAACGTAAATTGGTGGGTTCAGGGAAAACCCAATGTGGAGCCTTCATGCTTCTGGATGACTGTATGTATGACTCAAAGTTCCTCAAGGACACATGTATTCGACAATGTTTCATGAATGGGCGCCATTGGAAGATCTTTTTCATGTTGACTATGCAGTACGTTATGGATCTTCCACCAGCCCTTCGTGCAAATGTTGACTATGTCTTTATCCTCAGGGAGAATATCATTCAGAATCGAGAGAAACTTTACAAATCCTTCTTTGGTATCTTCCCTTCTTTCGATATGTTCTGTAAGGTCATGGATGCATGTACGGAAAACTACGAGTGTCTCGTGTTAGACAATACAGTCAAGTCTAACAAGATTCAGGATTGTGTATTTTGGTACAAGGCCACAGTCAGAAAGAATTTTAGGGTTGGAGGTCCAGATTTATGGCGTCTCCACAAGAAGATGTACAATCCTAAACATCTCCAACAGAAGGAGGATGATGCCAAGAAGGCGACGAAGAAGACAAACCTCAAGATCACAAAGACGCGTTGAGTATTGAATTCAAAAATAACAGGACTATAGTAGATGGCTTCAGACCAAGTACACACAATGAATCTTTCGGATGATGGAGAAGGAATGGTTCCTCTACATGACAATCCTTCCACGTCTTTTAAACATGAAAAAAATGTGGGACAAAGTAAAGAGACGATGGATTCTACTCCCATTAACGATATTATGATGGAACCCCCAATGATGACCGAGGAACCCCGGATGCAGGGTGTAATGCCCCAGATGACCGCTCCTCAACCTCAGGGCGCTTACCCAGTTCCCCAAGCTCCCACCGAGCCTGAGAAGAAGAATCCTCTCAATCTCACAGATGATCAGCTCACCGCCCTCATCGTCGCTGCCTGCACAGCCGCCGCTGTGAGCAAACCTGTCCAGGACCGTCTTGCGACCTCTATCCCCAAGTTCCTTAACGAACAAGGGGGTAGAAGCATGGTTGGTCTCGCCACTACTGGTGCTGTAGCGGCCGTGGTCTTCTATATTGTGAAGGACTACATTGTCAAGCCTTAAACGGTCGTTTCCCAACCCATATTACTATAAATCGAGGTATCAATACCCGCGAAATACGTCGCGAGGGCTCCCGCTGCGAATGTCCCTGCCAACAAGCCACTCAATTTAAGTTTCTTGTTGTTAGAAGCATCGGGATCGGTCATCGCATCCTTGGTCTCACTTGAAATCTGGTTGATCAGGAAGGTCAACACGAGGGCGATGAGGGTCGATGTTAAGAAAAACACGCGATCCACCGCGAGACGTGGGATGTTTCCGATGGCGAAGCGGAGAACGTTTGGTATGACGATTGTCATCCACACGAGATTGACATAATAATTGCTGACATACTGAGGAACGAGTGTCACTCCATAAATGAGGATCCAGTAGGCGATGGCCATCATCAACACACTCACAGGTGTTTTCATTTAAAGTACACCGAGATTATTTATCCTGGATGTGCTGACCACAAAACTCCTTACGATCCGGGATCTGTTCGTAAATGTCAAGCTCGACACACATGTCACGAAGTTCTATGTAGTTTTTCCAAAACTTATCCGAGTGGGAATACTCCTTGACTGTACAATGAGCCAATTCATGAATGAGAACATGGAAGACATCATTAGCATTTCCATCCAGACATACGACAATTTCTCCACCCTTATTGGTATTGTACCCTACACTTTCTTTCATTCGTCGCATACCTGTTAGGGGCACCGGTGTTTTGAGCATCGCATACTTTTCATTTTTGGTTTCATTGAGGTGATCACGAAGTTTCTTGTATCTTTGTTTTACTTCCACGAGCACCCCGGGTTCCTGTGTCATCTTGAGAATCAGAAGATTTATGACAATAAGTAGAGCCAAAGCTATCATCTATTATAGACAAAGATAAATTTGCTATACAATTCTGAGATGGGATTTCCTGACAACCCTTCCCAAAGTTGTAATCTAAATCCCAAGTCTTCCAAACCAGTGACCAGATGGTCTTTGTATGCCACCGGTTCCGACTTTGGTCCTTCTGCATAGTATGGTGTGTCAGCCAGATGTACAAACAATTTTTCACCAAAGCCACCATTTCCATGGTCTTTCATTTTGAAAAAGGTACCAGTATCATCTTGGTAAGGTGTTTTGAAGATGATCTTTTCTGAATCTGGGATGATCCCTATGAGAAGACCACCTGGTTTCATACGCTTTTTGATTTCCTTGATTGAACTCATGAACAATCCTCTTGACCCAAAAATATAATGAAGTGAAAAATTGAAGCATACGATGTCAAATTTTCTATTTGGACAGTTGTGAATGTCACCCTCATAAAAATTCACCCGCATGTGCATATTCTTCGCCCTTGACCGAGCCTCTTCAAGAGCATCTGGTTCTGGATCACACATGTTTATATTGACACCACACTTTGACCATTTCTGAAGATCTCCACCAAAACCACAACCAACATCGAGGATGTGTTGACCCTCACGGGCGACACTCTGTATGAGACTCCTCTTGGCATCATTGTGATTCTTTCGAATCTCTTCCATGTCACCTTATGGAAGTATAAGATGTATATCTTTAGATTCTATCGCAGAACTTAGGCTCCAATTGAATAAATTGTAGTACACAGAACCTGTACCTTCCATAAATTTATGTCGCTTCAGATTTTCTACATCTTCACCAACATCCAAAGTATTGAAAACATGGAAACCTAGATTCTTTGCGATTAAAAAGGTGTCGTTGTATATATCACCCACAATGAAAAACCGATACGCTTGTTTTACCGCATCTGTTTCGTCTGTCCGTGCATAAGAGATGTCATAGAATGAAATAAAATCATCTGTTTCATCATTCACGTATGAATGTATGGGTAACAACCAATCTCTCACATAATTATCGTCGATGTGGGGTGCTATTTTAAAATCTCTTGTATACCTTTTTAAAATTCTAACAACTTTTGAAATGTCCTTTGATTCCATTTTTCTCCAAGGTCTTTTACAAGGTCCCTGAATCTCGTAATATTTTTCACGGGGACGGTTTGTGTTAAAAAATCCAGTCTTGATGAGTTTCTTAACATCAAGAAATCTGTGTAAAAAGTGTGATTTTGCTACAGATCCCCTGACATCTCTTTCATATGTAGCAATACCCTGCCAAATACCTTTCATATTCGCACGTCGAACAGTTTCTTGTACGAGAAATGGTGTAAACCCAAATTTTCGACACCCCCAATGTACACATAAAAAGTTTGCTTGTGCAAATGTCAAGACTTTATCTTCTACACGGAGTTTGATTGGTACGTAAGTCGAATACCCAACAATTTCATCACAATCTGATCGAATCACGATATGTTCTCCTGATACCCAACGCATATTTTCAAATGTATAGTCCAATTTAAAAGTATCATCCTCATCGTAGTAATGTTCAGATAAAAACGTATACGCTTCTTCATCTGTACATGTTGACCAGGTGAAATCATCCGGAAGCTTTTGTGGTTCTTTTGCAATTATTCGAGATGAATCGATTTCACCTGGTTTTACATCCTCATCTGGTACGGGTTGTGTACACCAGAAGTCTGACATGATATATTTACTCATGGCTTAAAGTTTTAAGCACTTACACAAGTATAATGTCTCTCGAACAAGATTACACTACCGTCCCCGGTCAGGTCTTTGCTTGCATCTCTATTGTTGGACCCGAATGCCCCCAGAAGACGGATAAATATGGTATCAAGCTCCGCGGTGCTTTCGCCACACGAGATGAAGCAGCGAATCACGCCAAGCGTCTTCAGAAGGAGGATGCCACATTCGACATCTATGTCGTGGATATGTACAAGTGGCTTCTGATTCCCCCAGACCCCACAAAGATTGAGGATGTTCACTATACCAATGAGAAGCTCGAGGAGATCATGACTGGATACAAAGAGAACCAGTCTCAGGCGGCTCGTATGTTCAATGAGCGCAAGCAGGCTATGGCGAATCAGATCACACCTGGTGATGAAAACTCTAAATTTTACACCAAGCCCGACGAGGCGCCGATTTCTCATCCTGCCGAGGTCCTCGAGCGTCTCAAAAAGGAGAAGCCTGATGCGAACATGGAGGATCTGGTCAAGGAGGCTGATGCAATTGTAGCCAAGGAAATGGAGGAGCGTCAGAAGAAGCGTGAAGAGGAAGCGAAGCTTGGTGAGATCAAGGAGGAGGAGACTGCGTAAATAATATTAACATATACTAAACAGAATGTTTAGAATTATCATAACAACCCTTCTGGTTGGTGCCTTCTTTATTTTGTTTTTTAAACCAAGATACAATTTAAAAAACAAAACAGTTCCTAAGCCTGAAGCTTCGACGACTGCCGGGTTCATTGAAGATACAGATGACGCGTTTATTAATCCCAGATTCCCAACACCACTTATAAAGATGGGGGAGGATGGTAAAATTAAGCCGATTTACGGGGATATAGGTTCCTTTGTTGCGTACTCAAGTGTACCTGAGAATCACTGGCTGCATGGTTTTCCCCATAAAAAAGCCTAATAAGAACACTACGAATGCGACGATCCATGTCGATTTTTCAATCGTGGAGAAGAAATCTGTCTTCTCCGGTGATGGTGGTGGTGGTGGAGAGAAGGTTTGTGGCACCTGCATGTTATATTCATTGTAATACTGTCGCTGTTCTTCCTGGGGAACCTCTTCAGTATTTTCATTATTCAAAGGATCCATAACTGGGTCATACTCAATGGGGTTTCCAATATCAGTTTCCATTTCTAATTTTACCACCGTTTTTTTTAAGCGTCTTCTGACTCACTTTCATCATCCACGATAAAGTCTTTAAGATTTCCATTTTCATCCATATCATCTTCGTCTTCATCCTCATCTGAAGTAAGTTCCTCTTCATCCTCGGTATCAAGATCCGAATCAAAGTCTGTATCATGGTCATCAACTGCATAATCATCTATGAGGTCGGATTCAGTCGGCTGGAACAACTCAGGCTTCTTTATCATACGCCCTGTACGTGTCTTGTACATTTTGGGTATATAGAGAAATTACTGTTTAAGTACCTTTATTATGTCAGAGTTTAAGACGTGTGTTCTAGATAGATTCTTTTTACACTTTGGACATTTTTGACGAATCTCCTTTCCCTTGATGATATAAGACATCGAAACACCCTCGTGTACACCCCGAATCGTCTCACAATAAGTGGATGTCGTCAGAGCCACAAATTGTGTTTTACTTTGTTCGATTTTAACCACTCGAGTTCCTCCTGGAGCTTTCATATTCTGTGTTATGAACGTCTCTAGCGGCTTCTTGACACCTCCATATTCTATAGGAGACTTCTCAACACGCTTCTTAATCTCTGGGCAATACTTGAGTTGCTCCTTTTTGGGATACAGTTTGTCGGTAATATCTGGAGTAAGAAGGTGTCTACGCCCACAGAAATCTTTACAGAAGCCATCTCGGCGACCCCAAAGTGTCTCACAGCGACAAAAGCATTTCTGAATGATCTCATTTCCACTGATGATAAACCAAACATGATTGGATCCATGCTCACGCTTGAGGTTTTCACAATACTTTGAATTTGTTGAGACTAGGAAAGTTTGTTTATGTTTGAAAAGTTTTGTGATGTAAGAGTTTTGTTGACCTTCGAGATGTTTTTGAACATATCTCTGTATGAGTTCTTTTGTCTCTTCGTCGTGGAGTTCATCCTTGGTCTGTTCGTTCGTGAATGTACCTTCCTTCACCACGACCGATGGAGGCTCGACATGTGTTGTTTGGGTCATATCTGTACGAACTGCAGACATTTTGAGAATCTCCAAGTTTGGTTTTTGATCAATCTGTATGATTGTACTCAGAGGTCCATTGACATATCGAAATACTGGGAGATATGCAACCTGATCAACTTTCCCTTTTTCACAATCTTTACATCCTTGACCACCACAAGCGTTATGTTTATCTCGTTTGTATGACCATGGCATTCTAAAACCACTCCCCTTTGTTTTTCGAATGGCGCTCCCATACACAGCTAGATCAATGATTTCATTCCAATCCGTAGAACTGTTTAAAACTGAAAGAGCTAGGAGAATGTGATCCCGAAGAGCTAGAGCCGATACCTGATCAACTACAAAATTAGGCCAGTTCAAATGGACCCCCGATTTCACAAGTTCTCCACTCGGTTTTGGTGGTGCGATTGATATGATACACTCTTTCCCACCATATCTCTTCACTTTATCACAAATCACTTTGCAAATCTTCTTAATTTCACCAATCTCGAGGGGTTTCTCATCTTTGTAGTCGATGTCCACAAAAAAGTTATACGTGTCAGTCTTCTGTTCAACGACATAAAGGTGTTCACCCCTATTAACTGCCTCTATGTACTTCTCATAAAATGTATTCAATCTATCAAATGGCACAGACAGGCAACCTCCGTCTAGGAGCACATGTGATGGATTGGGGACTCTTTTCAGAAAGCCGTTTTGATTACACCAGCTTTTAAACATACTTGAAGTACAGCTCTATTCTCTAAACCACCTCATAGTCGACACATCTCGATACTCTTGGGATTGTGAGAGTTGTTTCTTAAAGGTGAGTAATTCATAGACCGTCATATCTTTATTTTGTTCTTTCCACTCCGAAATCTCCTCCTCACAGAGACCACGATTCTTTTCCAGAAGTTCTTCAATCTGCATTAAAATATAAGCCTTAGACTTCATTATTTAATAGAGAAGGTTTTTCTATTGTGAGAACTTATACACGCATAAAATTGAGGATTCTTGATCACATTATCCACGATCAGTTTCCACCTCTTTCGTACATTGAACTCTTCGAGTGTGTCGTAGCTCATGAAGTCGTTCTCATCAAAGGTTTTCTTTATGGGTTGATTCATCAACTTTTTTAGATTCGTCTTATGCTTTTCCTCGTAAAACTTCTTCACCTGAGATTGTTGCTCACTAGATGAATAATCGACGAAGAATATAAAGACATTATATTCGAGGTCAACTGATGGACTCTCTTTGACTGTAAACTTGAACTCTGTATATTCACCATTCTTGAGTGAGACAACACCCCTCGTTTCCTCTTCGAGTTCTCTTAGGGCACAACGAAGTGGATTGAAAATTTCACGACGACGACACCCACCTGTGACAAAAATCCAATCCTTAAAACGACGATCTCTCACCGTAAGAAATTTTGGTTTCCCATTAGCAAAACTAACCGGTACTGCGATAGCTTTGTATTTTTTCATTGCGCATTCGCAAGTTACAATAGAGTGATATGTTTATTCCTCCTTCTTTTCTTCAATTTTCTCCATATTTGTCTCATCTTCATCTTCCTCCTCAATTTCAGGACTGTTCATGTGCTGAACGAGCTGCTCTGAGAATGTCCTGAAGCCATTCATCTCTTCCTTTGTCTTGTTGAGTTCCTTAAACACGAAAATGATACCAATGAGACATACAGCCGTCGCAAGCATCATGAGATTTTCACGGTTCATTTGAATCATTTGTAGGTTACACACTATTTTCTCTTTTAAGTAAGTGCACCCATTTTAGATTTACCTGGGGTGGGACACTCATAGGGTGTCTGTGCAAATTGAACGGCTTCGTAATGCGTGTTTTCACAGGACTTTTGTGTTGGTGGTGTGGGTTGACCAACAAACTTTTCGAGTGTCCTGGATTTGGGATCGTACGTCAATACAAAAACGATGGCGAGAAGGAAAACAACCTTCCAAAACATTGTTTACTAATTAGTTAGAATATAAAAGACCAGCCATACCATTCTCGATACGGAGCACATTGTAGTTCACGGCGTAGATGTCCTTATCGGAGTTAGCCTTGCTGTTGATGATACGCGCCGAGTCGAGGCGCGAGAAGTTGAGCGAACCAGTAGGTTGGAGCTTACCGGCATCGAGACAGAAGGGGTAGAAGAATAGCTTGGTACCAGGAGTGGCGCTACCATGGGAAGTGTGGTAGTAGAGAGGCACAGTGGTAAAGTTGGGATCAGCGAACTTATAGTCAGCCACATCCGTGCCATTGATCTGAAGCTTGAGCTTATTCTGAGAATCACTGATCATCCCGACCGCCGAAGCATCCGCCGCCGCCAGGTACTTCACGGGGTGGTTGAAGTTCATCTCCTGAATCTTGTTACCCGAGGAGATCGCCTTCTGGACCTGGGTCATGATCATGTTCTGGGGAGACCCCGCGAACACCTCACGCTCCTGGGTATCGAGGTACGCATAGTTGGCGTACACCTCCCACTTGCTCGCAGCAGCCTCGGTACCCCATGTGATACGAAGCTCGACGTCGTGGTACTGGAGGGAGATGAGAGGGAGAGCCGACTGCCAGTTCTCACAGAAGGAGAAGCGGAGAGGGTAGAACTTGGCAGTGCTGGCACCATCGTAGAGGCTGGCGGACACCGACTTGGAGGAAGAGAACGCCGAGAGGGTGGGGGCGATGAGGGTCGAGTAGGTGGAGTCCTGCTCGTCAATGACCTGACCACCGATGAGAAGCTCAACCTTAGAGATCACATCAGTCCAGTTGTTTGTGAATGT